ATAACTAACTCATCATGCACAGTCATAACAACATCATACACTTTCGCTACTTTAATTAGTTGTTCCCCTATTATATCACGAGCAAGGGATTGAATACAGCGTTGAAATGTTTTGGCAGGATGTATATATTCGGGGATTATTGTTCTACCCATTAACTTATCATATGCCCACGATTCGCCCATATCTGTCTTTAATTTACGAAGATTAGGTAATCCTAACATCATGCCATTAGGTTTCATCATGCCTTCTTTTGGGACAGCCGATATAATCCCACCATTACCCATTGTATAGTGTTGCCCTGCTCTTACACTTTCTAACATAGTTCCTGCGTCTTGCCACGCCTCAACAAGTTCGGGGTTTGATTTGCGATACGCATACACGATGTTTTTAACTTCGTTTAAGTCTTTGTCTACACCGCCTTGTTTTAATATAGAGTGCATCTTATTAGCCCCTACACCATAGATACCCGATAAATTTACTACTTTAAATATATATCGTAGGTCTTTGTTAACTTCGTTATAGGGTGTTCCTGTAATGTCTGCTGCTGATTGTGTATACAAATCAATACCATCTTTAATCTGCTGTATCTTTCCATGTGATTGAGCGAACCAATACGCAAGACGCAATTCAATATTGCTCAAGTCAGACGCAACAATTTTAAAACCTTTTGGGGGACAAATTGCTCGGCGAAGAGGTGATGACCGTGGTAAGTTTTGAAGATTAATACCATCAACCCCACTCCATCGATGAGACACAACTGCACCTGCATACTTTAACGGAACAGGAAGTTTTCCTCTGTTAGCTATGTTGATAAAGGTTTCTGTTCTTGTTTCTTCAATGGTAGATTTGTTTCCTATACGAGCCGCAGCTAAGGCTTGGACATAAGGGTCTTCATGTTCTAGTAAAGCTTTAAACCCTTCATCTGTTTTAGCTAACGCATATGTTTGTTTACCTGTAGCAGGGCTTTCTTTCATGGGCACTTTAATTTTCATGGTTTCTAAAATGGCAGCAAACTTAGGATTGCTCATAAGCGTATCCTTATCTACCGTTACTGAATTAAGTAGTTCTTCTTTCTTGGCTCTAACCTCAGCAAGATGTCTCACCAACAATCCCTTGTTAAGTTCTAGTTTAGGTTCTGTAAACATACGGATAGTTAAATCAATAAGTTTCATTTCGGGGGAAGTAAACCTGTCTTTTAATTCTGTGAATAGTTCGTAGGTTAGTTCTACGTCATTGATACAATAACCACCATATTTGGCTAAGTCATTGTGTGTGAAATCTAATCGGCGTTTACCTAAAGCGTCAAGGACTTCTGTTCCCTTCTCACCTAACTCATATAACTTAGAGAGATTCGCTAAAGATACAGACTCAGTTAACCCATGTAAAATTTGAGCCATACTCATGGTATCAAATAAACCTAATGGGTGTATATCAAATATCCACGACAGTATAGACGCATCAAACCTCATGTTATGTCCTAACACAAAGTGTTCATGCATGTTGTATGAGTCTAGGAAAGCTTTGGTCTCAGCATGTGTTCCTGTAAACCATTTAGTTACACCCTTATCCTTAACAGCTACACCTATGACTTCAAACTTTTCATCTCTGATGTATTCTTCGGTAGTGTATTTCTTTAAGCCATACTCTTTATCATAGTATGTTTCAAAGTCAAGCGTAATTAAGTTAGGCATTACTTACCCCTAACGCGGGCTTTAACTGCATGCTCATAGATAGCAGCAATGTTAATAACTTCCTCTGACTTTAATCCTTTAGGTCTAATTTTGATAACACCATGATGAATGGTAACGATTAAATTTCTTTCGCCTCTATCGAATGTAGTGGCAGATGTTTCCCTAGTAGTAGGGTTAGTTGATTTTGTAGCCATACCTCTCTCCTTGTGGGTGACTATTGCGTATTTTTACGCAAATGTCACGTTTGGTTGCGTCTATTGACGTTGTATTCCCAGTCGTCAGCACAATCTTTATCACACCAACGTCTTAAGTCTTTAAGCTTTGTGCCACAATTTAAACAGTGACCCGTTGCTTTTATATATTTCATGCTATCCATTTCCTTGCGGCGAATAGCATCTTCTTTTTCTAATCTATCTTGCGTTTTATCTGCATCATCTGACATATTTAAGCTTTTGTAATATCAATCGAATTATGAATAGGTCTATTACTAAAGAAAAAGTATATGGAGCATTCTTCTCTAGAAATTTAAGTTCTAAGCCTACCATAACTCCTGATATTAATGCAAGATTAAATACCCACATTATTCATCTATAACTTTAATGTTAACTGTTTCTTTTTCTAAAGTTTTAACCCATCTATTGACATACCATTGTGTCTTCTTAGCATCTTGTAATTCACTTTCTTTATGCCCTGCTCTAGTTAAATACTTTAATGCCGTTAATTTAAGATGTCCTTTAAACTCTTCGGGGGTTGACTTAGCCTCCATAATATCTATGGTCTCCATTCCTCCTTGAGTGTAGTGTGGTGGGTGATTTACCATGTCAGCAGTGATAGCAGGTTGACCTGCACCTTGACCTTGACTCATTCTTTTCATCATATCAGCCATTTGTTCATCAGAAAAATCAGCATAAGTTTCTTGCAATCTAATTTTAGGTTTCCCTGTTCTGTATGCCATTCTTGTCTCCTTGTATTTATTTAAAATTGTTTTTAATCTTGTCATGTTAATGTTTCCAATCTTTGTTCTAATGCTTCTAAATCATTTTCATTTACAACTAAAGCTACCCCTTCATTGTCGCGTATAGCTTCAAGGTTTCGTAGTTGTAATTCTGTAGGTCGATTAGTTCCTGCCTTACATTCAATACCTACAAATCTACCTCTGATACACGCAACAATGTCAGGCACACCTATACTTGTGTATGCACCAGCAACGGGGAAAAAATAATATACTCCCCGAGCCTTTAACTACTTGTTGCTTAACCCATTTTTCTTTTACGGGTTGTTTCATTTTGGGATTTCCATAAGTCTTTGCACAACAGCTGCTTTCTTATCGTGAAACTCAGCTGTCTTCTGACCTATCACTCTAAAATCAATTTTTTGTTTAAAGGCAGAGTCTATGTTAGACATAGCGGCTTTATACTCTAGATAGATTTCATCTGTATTGTTTTCTGCAATCACATAAAATTGACCATCTCTAATACCTACATTCTTTACATACTTACCTACGTCTACGAGTTTAAGTATAGCCATCTTTTCCTTATCCTCTTTAGATACCACTGATGATTGTTCATCTATTGCATGAAATATTTTCATATGCTCTCCATAATTTCATTTACTCTCGATAAGATTTCTTGTCGAGCCCCTTGACTTTCTCTTAAATCATCTGCTGTTACACCTACTAGAGATTGTTCTAACGCTTGTCTTGCTTGCTCTAATTTAGGGTCTTTTGTTACATTAAGCCTTGTTAATAGATTTGTCAACTCTAATGCATTATCTACTAAACTATTCCTAAATATCTTTTTATCATCACCACTTAATCTATCTACCATATGTTCTAAGGTGTTATGCAACCTAGACCACGCATCACTCATAGCAGTTTCGACACGACCTTCATAGGCTTTCTGATATTCCTTTTGCATCTCTTCTCGTATGTCATCTGCGATGTCAACACGGAAGTCCTTTGTTTCTGGCACAGGCATAATAGTATATCTCAAATTGAACTTAGACTCAATCTTGTCTGCATCGGGATACTCTGACCTATCAAACAGATTACCTAGTTTATATACCATACTCTGAATGATGTTTGGGTATTGTTGTATAAACGTATTGATACGAGATTTAAACTCAGCCTCATATACCCCTAGCTGTTGTTTATAGTCAAAGAAGTTTGTCATAGGTAATAACCTTGTGCCTGTATCTGACCAAGGTAGTGTTTGTCTACCATGCCAATCACGAATTTCATTAGCTAACTTTGTGATAGCATCTAGTTGGTCTGAACCTGCAAGGATATGTTTGTTATAGTTACCCGCCTTGATGGTTGTGTTTTTGTTTATATCAATTTCTTTAGACACATTCTTATCTAGTTTCCTAGCTGTCCATATTGATATGTTTAAGTCAATTAAAACTGCACTGCTTGCTATACTAATGTTACTCATTTTAGTTCTCCTCTATGTTAATAAGTTTATGTATTGCAGGGTGATACAATAAGTGCTTGTATGTCTCCTCATAATTCAAACGCTTGTATTTCCATTTCACTTTCTTATCTTTAAACCAATCGGTATCTACTAACTCCATCAATACATTATGCAAAGCCCAATAATCCATGCGATACTCTTCATTATTGTGGTCACGCACTGATATAACAGTGCTAAACTTACAAGATAATATAGTTACGCTTTTAGGTTTAGGCATAGTATTCATCCTCATCTTTATCCTGTTCTTCATAGGGTAAAGCATACGAATACTCTTCTCGACCAAGCACAATAGGAAACTCTTTCATATCAGGTAGGGCTTTTAAAACTTCGTGAACTTTGTGGTCTTTATCTATTTTAACTCTACCAATAGCATGCAGTTTGTCTCTTACCAAATGGTCAATGTTATATAAGTCAACATGTCCTGTTGTTGGTCGTTCTGCCAATATTCGCTCCCATTTTCTTATATCATCTGCCAAAGTTCTTTGATGATGTTCATGATGGGGAGTGACTAATTTAGTAATTGCAACTGCTCCTGCTAACTCATCAAATATTGGATGGTCGGGTGTTATACTTTTCCACGACATATGACTATTGCTTTCATTACCTACAATAAAATGTGGAATAGCATATTCACGCAATATACTTCTAGTTATATATGATGTTGTGGCGTTACCACTTGTTGCATAACCATTTGCTACTTGATTAGCTACTCTCTTTAGTTGATTTCTGGTAAGGTTTTCTGTATCAATGTTAACTATTATATTTTTTGCCACCATTGATAAATTACTGTGTATATCAATATTACTTAACATAATTTTCTCCTTAATAACTATCTGCAAATTCTTGAAATTCAACAGCAACCAAACCAAGAGTTTTATTTTGTAGCTTTTCTAAAAACTCTTTCAGTTCCCCCTCTATAACATTATCTATTTGCATAGCTTTCTTTAAAACTTTTACCGTTTCTGTATCGTAGGTATACATTCTCATTTCAGTAGATGTTGTTTGATTGTTGGCGTTAACAATATCTGTTTCTATGTGACGCATGTCATAAGAATCCGCACTAATTTTAGCTATTGATGCTACATTTTTAAGCGTTTTAAAGAATGTATGACCGTCTGGAATATTTTTCCATGAAGAATACCATCTGCTAAAACTGAAGTGAGGGATTGGATACTTTTTAATTAACCACCTAGCTACTGCTGAAGGCATTGTCCTACCTTGTGATACACTCCCATTACGAACTTGTCTTACTATGTTTTTAATCTGCCTATCACTAAACAAATTAAAATCTATTTCCATAGTTATAGACTTTGTATACTGCATTACTTCTTGTTTTAAATATATTGCCACTTTTTCTCTCCTTGAAAAAAGAGACAAAGTATCATTTTTGATACAATGTCTCGGGTTATATTACTCATCAATATGAATGGTCTTACCATGTGGTGATGTGTTGTGGCGTGCTGTGACTGCCCATAGTGTAGGGTATTCCCAATTGCCACCCCAATCATCTTCTACATATCCATCTGTTAATATAATGATAGCCTCGGGTTGTATGCGTTTATCTTTAACATACTGATTGACGCAACCAACATGAGTGCCACCCCCACCTGCAGGTTTGGTAGATTGAACCAAGGCTTTGTAGTCACCTTGATTGTATGTCTCATGCCCTGCAACTGCAGTATCCCAATACAATAACTCTATACTTGATGGGGATACATCATCACATATAGCTACAACTTCTGATAAAAACTCATTGAGTTCTTTCTGACCAATAGAACCCGATGTATCTATACCGACTACAACTTGACCTATAGACTCACCTATCATGCTAGGCATATATATGTCATGCCCAATGAAACGCTTGTGTGGTCGTTTCCATGATGTTCTATCTTTGTTCTTACAAGTAGAATTGACGAACTCACGCAATTGCTCACGCCAATTTACTTTAGGTTCAAGTATTTCGTTGACTGCTCTGTTCTTATTGCCTTGCATCTTGCCACGAATAATTTCACCTTGTCGTAATGCTTGGTCTATCTGCTTGGCAGTCTCTTTAACTTCATCATCAGATAAAGCTTCAGCACCTTCCCAATCATGTGTATCATGACCTGCTTGTTGCTTAACAAAGTTACTATCTTTCTTAAGCATGTCAAAGATTTGTTTAGTAGTCATGCCCTTGTAAGCCATATCAAACAACGCTGAGTCGGGTCGTTTGGCAATCTCACTATCAGCATCAGCTTCATGTATTGCATAGTTCACAACATAGTCAGCCGCCATGTTTGCAAGCATGGGATTTTCTTTCCATAGCTTTTTCCATAGGTGCATATGTTGATACACCTTGTGCAACGCTTCATGCAACACAACATAGTTTAGTTCTTTGTCATTCAATGTATCAATAAACTTTGGGTTATACATGACATCACGACCATTGGTTGCCGCAGTCGGTAAGTCTTCCGTAAAGTTTACCTTGCCCACCGATAACACACCTGCAAACATACAGAACTGTTTGCTACGCATTATAGCTATGTGGGACTTCGTGACTCTTTGCTCACTCGTTAGTGCCATCACTATTCTCCTTATAAAACATATATGTAACAGTGCCTTCTGTATCTTCAAGCCTTAACCATTGGTTAGGGCATTGATTAAGCCAATCTAAAAATTCGTCCGTCATATATCCTCCTAGAAGTATTGGTTATTCTTAACTGCCCAATCAATGAACGACTTGTTGGTAGCCGCAATCTGTTTGCGTGATGATGCCATCATGTTGACTGCAAACAATGCTTGTATCTCCATTGGTAAGCGTTGAAGATAAGTTACCCACGCATCCATATGTTTGTCTGTGATTGTCATAAGTTCTCTCATCACTAGAATTACTCGAGCCGCAGGGTCGTTAGGCAACTGAGCCTTGTCGGGTTCTTGATAGATACTTTCTTTGGTCGGTAGTCCATCAGCTAAACTAAAGTAAGCAGACATATCCCTAGCCGCTGACTCGCCCAATGTGCCTGCAAGTGCGACCAA